GAATCAGGTGTTTTCATTTTTACTTAATTACCTTTCCAATGTCTCTAATAAAGCATAGTGTATGTAACGTGATGGACGCATTCCTTTTGACTTGGCAACTTTTTTAAGTTCTTCCCAATCTTCGGCAGTAAATTCAATGCTTGTCTTGGTTTGTTGCTTTTTCATCTTGCGCGGGTATCTACGTGGGGGTATGCTCACAGCTTGCCGTTCCAAAATACCCAAATAGCAAATGCTACAAATGAGCAGAGTAAAAATACGTTTTCAGCTACGTTCATCGTTGATAATCCTTTAATTTAAATGGTCTGGTCGGTCCCGGTGCTTCTAATCGTACACCACAATCAGGGCAGAAGATACGATTCCAACGGCGTTCTAATTCTTCACCGTCAAGGTTGTAATACGTTTCAATGTGTAAACAGTCATACATTTTTAATTCCTCTTGAATGCGAGTTAATTCTGTTAAAGATTCTTCTTGATTCATAAACTATCCATCCACTCTAACTTTTCGCCACAACGAGGGCAAAAGCTAAATCTTGCGTACTCTTTTGTCTGCATAACAAGTTCAATAAGGTAATTAGGTACTAATGAACCATCAGAACAATGAGCAACTAAGTGTACGCACGCGTTCTTTTCTGCATTTAACCTAAGTTGTTCAGCTAACTCTTCTCTTTCTCTAAAGCTCATTCTGATTCTTTAGAGTTTTTAAAAATTTCTTCAATTGTTTCTCGAAGTTCTCTATTTTGTTTGCGCAAAAGCCAGTTTTCTTCCCATTGTTGCGCAGTCATTTGATCCATTTGTCTTTTGTAAACCCAACTTGGTACAGTCATTACAATCCCTCATTTACTGGTGTTGCATCGTGATCAGCATCTTCTTCTACATAGTCCATGTGAACCCATTTAGCTTCACCTACATAAAAAATAGGGGTAAAGCATTTACGGCAGTTGCCCCTATTCACGGTCGTTCCTTGAAGCATCAAACATATTCTCAATTTCTTTAAGGATAGCTCTGATACGAGATAACGTATCATCAATTGCCCAAAAGCTGGTAATTGTCTCTACGTGATCCATTTCGTTTGGTTCGTTATTCATCTTTTATAACCTCCCATGCCTCAGAAGCCAGTCCTTCTTGAACCTCATCTCCAACAGCTTCCCAAAAATTATCCGTAAATCCTCGAATATCAATCATTAAATTAACTTTTTCTGCCCATTCAAAAAAATCACTCTCAATGTCAAAGTCATAACCATCAATAGCCATAAGTTTGGCTATTTCATCAACAGTAAGAACTTCGTATTCAATTTCTTCATTCATTATTTTCCCCAATTCAATATTGCTCTAATATACATTGCCACGTACATGATGCTGTACGCAATAAAACCATACTGGTGTGTGTGTATGGCATACACCACCCATACACCTTCGTTGAGGATGAGTATTCCCCATCCCCAAATCTTCTTTCCCCCGACAAAAAATAAACCGAGGGAACCAACGGCGGCAAGAACCCAAGACCACATTAGTTAACTAACATGTCCCAAATAAGCATTAACAGTGCACCCGTAACAACGCCGATAGCCCAAGTCAATCCGAAAGTAATATAAAACATTAATCACCAAGTCTTCCATAATAGGTAAATAATTACAATCCACACGCACAACAAATTAGTTTGAGCACCCATTATTTCCACGCCCCAAAGATACCGAATAGCACAAATAAGAAAAATGCTATAGCGCCAACTAAAGCAATGTGTGCAATCCAATTAATTACTATGTTCATTTTTCATCCATCCATTCTGGCTCGGCTTTGTGCGGGCCGTGCGGTGATAGGTGAACCCATTGATCATCATCACCAATGTTTTCCCAATCGGTACCATCGCGTGTGTATTTAACAATATTTAATCCACAATGTTTGCAATTAGTCATTTGCGTTCACTTTTGTTATTTTTTCTGGGTCCTCAACAAGAACTTCGTCAATTTCAGGCCATTCAACAATGGGCCAACCTCGACCGCTGAAACCAACGATCTTACCGACGTGTTTAGTCAAGGTGACTTCGTCTCCAAGCTTAAATTTGTTTTCCATCAGTCATTCACCATTGCGATAAAAACTATGATAAAACAAATAAAAGTAAGGTAGGTTGCTTGTAATAATACTTTCATTCTTCCGACACTTTCTCGTATGCGCTCTTAGGAACCATAATTACATTGGGGTTATCAATCAAAAGAAGAACGTGCTTCATTGCTTGTGTATAACCCTGATGCCATGCTTGCTCTGTTTCGGTGAGCTCAGCAATTTCATCATCAATATCGCTGCCCATTACTTCGCAAAAATACTGAATTTGTTGTATGGTTCTTTCGTTTGATTCGGTCATTCGTATACCTCGCCACCAACGTTGAAGCTTTCGCAATTGCACGGGTACGTGTAGGCTCCACGAAGCACCGTTGCCTTGCATTTGTTGTATAGGTTACCCTCGCGTTGATGAGCTGCACCAACGTGTCCACAAACACAAAGACTGTTATTGCTAAAAACTCTTTGATCCACTACTTAACTTTCTTTGTCATTACCGCTTTAAAAGTTCCTTTTTCAAAAATACCTGCTTTAACGGCTTTGTTCCACTTGTAAGCAAAAACGCCTACCATAATGAAAAACATAGCTGGAAATAAAAACACTAACAATATTAACATACTTCTCCTTAAATGAGTTGAATTTTTTTAATTTTAATGCGTTCCCTAAGTTCCGGCTCTTTGTTAAAATCACTAAGCCAAACATAAGGTAAGTCAAGACTTAATACCCAGTCTTGCGTCAATCGAGCGTCCATGGTGAAAAGTTCTTTTGTTTCTGTAAGATAATAAAAGATTTGATTTGCCCTGGTCGGACGTTTAAATGAAAGATCAATAACTCTTTCGGCGTGACCTTGACTATCTTCAATAAACTTAACTGTAATCTCTTTGGCTTTTTCGCCTTCAAGCTTCAAAAGAGTAAAAGTAACGTCGTCCTCAAGGATTTCTTCCTTATTGGCAATGTTGATGCCAATGGTTTCCTTTAGGCTATACAAATAGTCTTCTATTTTGCTTAGGTCTGGGGCCTCATTAATCATATGTTCATTTTAGACCCATTTAGTGTAATTGTCAAGAGTTACACAAATGTAATTACAATGGTAGTATTTTTTTGGCGGACCTGATTGTAGTTTATCCCCTTTTCCTACCTCTCAGGTGCTGCCTTACTCACGTTGCATTGCCCCCCTTTGGTTTCTCACTACTTTCTGTACCGAAGGGGGGCTTTGTGATTTCCTTCACAAAGCTTATTTGAACCCTTGCCATGAGTAGTTGACATGGTATAATGGAGTATGTTAGAAATAAAGACGAAAGGAGACTCGATACTGTGAATCAACACCTCAGCTTTACGTAATATAAGCCAAACATTGGAGAAAAATGCGTAGAATTATCGCAGTTTTAATCGTAGTAACCTTAGTATTTATAGTAATGGAAACCATAGGAATGGCGACCAAGGCATTAGGCAGTGTAAAAAATGGGTCTAGCACCCTTGTAACAAAACCAGTAATTGATATGAAACGTACGTTGATTGTTAGTGCCAATGGCACGCAAATGGCTACTTCTTGGGTTCAAGTCCAGGTTGATCCAACTCTTTCAACGTCGCATAAAAAGGCGCATGACGCGCCACCACTTGTATCAGCTCTTGATATGCAAAAGTGGTCAAAGGTGAACATTTGCGAGACTGGTGGCAATTGGCACACAAAGGGGAACGTATACCAAGGGGGATTGGGCATCCTGCTCACTAATTGGTATGCATACGGTGGTTACAGCCTTTTTGGACCTGAATGGTCTGCCACCCCGCAACAACAGGTATACATTGCCAAAAAAATCCAGACTCAAAATGGTTTTGGCAACTATGTCCCTGATCAATATGGTTGTGGATCGGGCTGGTAATGAGTTATTTGACTGAGGAAAAGGGATGGTCAATAGTCTTATTTGAAAAACTTGGTACAACATTTACCGAGATAGAAGTTCTTTGGGAGGAGACTACAACGGCGGAGGAAGCCTACGAAATGTGGCTGGAACCGTTTGGTAGTCTCCCACCAAAGCTTGCAGTAGATCACGCTTTGTTGTTTGATGACGATGTAGCTCGAGAATATGAAGCCCGTCTTTACTGTGAAAAACGTTGCTTGGCAATGATGCTTTGGACAAAAGAATCCGTACAAGAATGTATAGATGACCTCAAGAACCGAAAGGTTAAGAAGTTTATTATTGCAGCAGAGGTCACTCTTGACATTGAGGAGTCTGACGATTTTGATGAATGGGACTTAGAAGAACTTGTTATGATGGACTCTATAAAGCTTCTTGACAGCACCCCTATTGATGAGGTAGAGTAATTACATGAATAAATGGGTTTGTCCTAAATGCAAAAAAGTTGTTCAGACCACCGATTCAACAATTGAGGTCGCCCATGTATGTCCAAGTAACAGAAGTAAAATAACTAATTTTGAAAAACAAGAAAAAGGAAACGAATGAAAAATTACGGAATGACAAGTTTTATTAAAGCCACACCACCACCATCACGTCGAGGTGGTCGCAAGGGCGGATCTCCAGAAACAATTCAAAAAAGATCAAAGCTCCAACAATCGCCCGGAGATTGGTTTTTGTGGAAAGAAAATGCAAGTTACGGCAGCGACTCTGGTCAAGCACTTCGTTCACTTATTGGTGTACTTACGCTAAAGAACGTTGATCGCAACACACTTCCTTATGAGGCTACCAGTCGTAGAAACGAGAACGGCACATGGAACATTTATGTTCGATATGTTGGAGAGGACCGTCAGTACGCTGAAAGCATTTAAGGCATAGAAAAACCCGGTCCTACTTTCTTGATGTTGTAGGACCGGGTTTTTTAACGTCTATTAATCTACGATGTCACCGTCAATGATGTCTCTCATCCAACTTGGCTCTAAGTCACCACCAAGTTCATTTAGGCTTTTTGCAAACATGTTGCGAGCCATTTCAATCTGTGATTCGCTGAGCTTTAGATCTTGACTAAGAATAATTGCCATGAACGCTGCACCAACAAGGTTTGCCTGATGTTCTTCAAGTTCAATAACACGTTTACGAAGGTCGTACTTCATCATAAACTCAAGCGCACCCTGATAACGCTCCCAAGCACGCTCAATAATTTCGATAAGCGCACGAGTGTGCTCTACGCCAGCTTTGTCAGTTACCTCAAGAATGCCATTAAGTTCAACAAGCTTTTCTTCAAGAATAAGTGACCACTGCTTCATCTTTGAAGCAAGCATCCACGCTTCGACCTCAGGAGGACCAATGGGATCTGGTTGACCAAGGCGTTCAGAAAGAGCTCTGAGTTCTTTATTCATTTGTTTTCTTACTGCTGTCTTTGTGTGCTTTAGGGTTGCGCCTAAGTGCCACTTACACGTTCCTTCGCCTAAGTGATCAGTCCCCATGCCAGCTGTTTTAATGCAGTAGCGAGTTATGCCAAGCTCTTTAAGCTCCTTAGACGTTACCTTTGCACCGCATTTGCCTTCAAGCGGTTCTGCGCTTCCAGGTATCTTCTTATCAGGGTAGTGACCTGACCAAACTTCTTCTTCGTTCATTCGCAATCTCTCCTAAGTTTCTTTGTATCAACATAAAGCGTTGAATTGTTGATCTTGGTAGTTTCAAGTGATTTGTCGCCAATGTAGCTTGGGTGTCGCTTCATGCTTTCCCTCTTACGTTTGCGGTTAAAAAATATCATGCTGACCTTCCTCTCTTTAGTCTGTATTGTCTCATAAAATCTGAGTGAGCTCTTTGACATCCACACGATTGATTGTAGTTGTCAACAAAACGCGACTTTCTTTTAAGGTGAAGTTGATAACCGCGTTCGGTGCCATGTTCTATTTCTTTTTTTGGTAATTCGTTTTTTGAGGGGATTCTTCCAAGGGCATCTGATGGCAAGTATTTCGGTTGCACCAAATCTTGGTTAATCCTAATTGCTACTCTTTCCTTTTCTGTTGTTCCCGCCCAAAATCCATATGCTTCGTATTTAATTGCATGTTCAAAACATTCTTTTTTTACAGGACAATTAAAACAAATATCTTTCATTTCTTGTGTAAATACTTCTGAAAAAAAATCAAGTCTTGTTCCTCGACAGACACCATCGTCCATCCAATCCGTGCTTTCCACTAAGTCCCTTTCTAGATACTGCTTGTTTTTCGGATAGAACACTTTAAAAGTTTGACTGGTTTTGATACAAACATGTCGTACTTTGTTGCGCACTCTACTGCTGCAATTAGTTGTTCGGGACCAATTGTTTTGCATGCTTCCAGGTAGCCAAGTGCATACGCTGCACCTGAGCCAATGGCGTAATACGGTGATTCAAGTTCTATAACCGCTAAATCGCTTTGAACAATAACCAAAGGTCTATTTGGCCATGCACAAAGAACGTCAGTTTCCTTGACGGCTTCGTCTTCTCCTTTCATTCCTTTTAGCATTGTCACAATTGTTTGTGGGCTACACTTACGAGACTTCAACGTTGAAATCATGTTGATTGATCTCCAAGAACCGGCAGAACCAATAAGTCCATTTCCAGCGTGAGCTATTGCCTTTGGTGTTATTGAAGCTATTGTTGCTTCTCCATCACTGGCAGCAGCATCGTAAGCCATGTAGCAATGTTTGTCTGTTGTATAGGCAACTACGCAGGTCATTCTGTAAGGTCCTTTGCTGGTGTCCAGACTCCATCTAGGAGCCATGCTTTATCTCGTACTATTCTGTCTGGCCAGTTTACACCGGTCAAACGGTCACCTCTATAACGCTTAACGTTAAGCACGGTAGGGTCTGATGCTTCTTTGTAAAGAGAAATACCAATCTCTGGCCATGCCATCCAACGCTGTGAACCCATCGGTGTTAGGTCACGCTTTTCTCCAGCACGACCTTTTGCTGCGTGGTGTTCTAGAACCAATGCAAAGCCATACTTCATGCGAAGATCATCAAGAACGCCCATTGCTTCATCTGCTGAATCTTCGTAAGACTCATTGGCACCACGACGATACATCTTGTAAATCGGTCCAATGCAAACAAGATCAGGTCTGTGAAATGCAATCTCTCTTTGTAGCTCTGCTCTGTCTGCAAGGCGACGAATCTCAATTCCACCGGGCTGTCTCCACACACGGAATCTTTCTGAATCGTAACCACTTGGATTGCGCATTTGAAGATGCCTGTCAAAGGGTTCTGCTGTTTGAAGAATAGCTTGCGCTGGGTTTTCAAGGTCAACAACAAGCGCTCGAATTGGCTTTATCTCTTGATGACTGAATGGGTGAAATCCTTGTGCGGCAGACATAGCAATGGTTCGCAACATCAACGACTTACCGGCACCTTCTTCAGCAACAACAATGGTTCGGTAATCTTGATGCATCATTCCTGGAATAACTACTGGTGCTAAATCATCAGCACGCATAGCAAGTTCTTGAATTGTTAGTGACTCTGGTTCTGTGTTGCGAACCGCACCAATAGTGGTAACAAACTTCTCTGTTCCCTCTGCAAGAAGGTACGGGTCTGCGCCTGTCTGTACCAGTTCAATGCTTTCACCAAAGTGACGCATAAGCTTTCTTGAAGCACTGTGCGTAACAACAATTTTTGCATAGTCAGCTGCGTACGACTGATTTGGAACATCAAGCGTAAGAGAAATAAGTTTGTTAATAGAATCTGGGCTACCCATTTCTGCTGAAACGGTTATTGCATCAACAGATGCGCCCCTTCCAACAAGCCTTTGAATAGCACCAAAAACAACTGCATTAGGTGGTGAATAAAAGTCTTCTACGATACAGCTTTCAACTCCGATAAGTGCTGCTGATGGACTTAAAAGCATCGCTCCGAGTAGGGACGATTCTGCCGCAAGATCATGCGGTATTGAGTTTGACATTGAGTCCCTTTAAATGTTTGTGCGTTTGCCTGATGCAGAGTCTAGTGCATATGGCGTTCCGTTTTTGTCTATTGTCTGTTCTAAGTTATTGATGGGACGACTGTACCCGTGTTTGATTGGATTGTCAAGCGAAACTTCTTCTGTTTTTGGATCAATCCAAACACCAGACAAATCGTACGAGTCGTAAATTTCTGCAAGCATTGAATCTTGACTTGTCATCGTAAATTTTTCAACGTCGGGAGCAGAGCCGTACAGGTACGCTTGCCACTTTCCAGAACTACCGAAGAAAGTAGAAGGGTGACAGGTGTACCTGTCTGATTTGCCTTTTCTCTCTTCTGCGTAATTAATCGTTGCAGTGAGTAAATCCTCAAATGTTGTCTTGCCGTCACTTAACGTCTCGTTAAACACTTCAAAAGCTTTTGGCTTTCCAATGCGCCTTGGATAGATTTCCCAGATTTGTGCAAACTCCTCTGGGTAGGTGTTTAGAGCACGCTTTTTGCGAGACTTCTTTTGTGGTTGATCCTTAGATATATCTATATCTATATTATTATTATATACCCCTGGGTCTATATGCCCAGCCTGGGTCTCTGTGCTCACCCTACTTGGATCAAAATCATACCTCTCGGCGGGCCACAAATAATAGGCGTTCTTAATCTGTTTTCCACCTCGGTGGCGTGGCTTGACGGTGATTGCACCGACCCTACGAAGTTCATAGACCGCTCGACGTGCTGTCGTTTCGTGAATATTTAATAACTCAGCTAGGGCAATGTGTGATGTGCCTGGAATTGGAATAGCGCCAGTCAAGCGACCCTTTAGGTAACCCCAAATGCGTATAGCTCTGTCTGATAGTTCTTTGTGTTCAAAAATCCAAGATGGTATTGAAACCGACTTGTCGTCAGTCATGTGACCGTAATAGATTTCGCCGCCTATTTCAATCTGGCCCAGAATCTCTCTGCCATCGGGGCTAAATTCCTCTGCCTTTTGCTCCATTAGTTACTCATTCCTCTCTCCGCCAAATATACAGCAAGGTCGCCAAAGATGCTCGTGTTTTGAACGGCATCTTCACCGTTGGTTACAGCATCAACAATTTTCTTTTTCTGTTCTAGTAGATTATAAACATACTCGTCAATTGTCTCCGGCGCAAGCAAATACCACGCCGTTGCGCCATGCATGTCGTTTGTGCGACCGTAGCAACGACTTACGCACTGTTCGTGAATCGCTGGTGTCCACCCAAGTTCGCAAAAGACAACATCGGATGCGGCCGTAAGCGTTAAACCCTCTGACGTTGCCTGCATGTTTCCAATAAACATTCTGCACTTTGGGTCGTTTTGAAATGAGTCAACCGACGCCATGCGATCATCGGTAGAGACACCACCACGAACCTTCACGGCAATGTCTTTGTATCGTTCGTAAAGCCTCTCTACAAGTTCAATGTGTTCTGCAAACACAATGACTTTTTCGGTATCGCTGGACTCAATAAAGTTGTCTAGCCATGAGATGATGCTGTCGTACTTAAGCTTTGAAACTGCGTCGCGTAGTCCGGTGATGCGAATAAGGCCCTGATTGCGCTCAAGCCTAAGTCGCTTTTCCCAATAAGCTTTTGATCCATCACTTCCTTCTTCTTCAGCAATTGCTTCAGCACGCCTTGCAAAGTACTCAACAACATCAGACTCAACCTTTTTGTAGTTTGCCATTAGTTCTGGCCTTGGTGAAAGATACTGAACTGCATTGCGTAGTGGTGGAAGGTCGCCATAAACGTCTGCCTTCATACGACGAACAAAACACATTGATCGAAGTTTTTCGTTTAGCTCTGCTGCGTTAGTTGACACGCCCCTTTTTGGTGCGTAGCGACTCTTAAATCGCCACGGTCCACCAAAATCATCAAGCCTTCCAATTGCTTCAAGCTGTGGAATTAACTCTTCGGGCCTGTTGGTAATAGGCGTTCCGGTCAAAAGAAAAACAAAGTCATTATCGTCAACCGATTTAGCAAGCGTCATTACTGCATCGGTTCGTTTAACAGACCATTTTTCTGCTGGTAGGTCAAACGTTGAGCCGCACTCACACTTCTTGGCGTTAGATCGAACAGGCTTGTCGCACATAACACAAAAAGATTTTCTTTCACCGTTCTTAATTGCGTGTGATTCATCAACAACAAGAGAGTAAAACCCATGTTGGAAAATGTCAGGTATGCGCTCGTAGAGAATGTCGTAATTGATAATAATTACATCGGACTTTTCAATTCTTTCGCTCTTTGTTCCATTAAGAACAGAAACGGAAAGACTAGGAAAGAACTTCTTTGTTTCTCTTTCCCAGTTGAGCTTGAGCGTGTTGGGACAAACAACAACCATTGGGTAACGATTTTCTGATGCAATGGCGGCAAGCGCTTGTGCTGTCTTACCAAGTCCAGGCTGGTCTGCAAGAATTGCTTTGCGTGCTCGTTGCAAATATGCAACACCTGCTTGCTGGTATGGAAGAAGTGGGATTGCAATGTTAGGTATCTCAACCTTTGCATCTAGCGACGAAGAAGCTTTGACCATCTCCTCGGCCTCTTCAATGAATCTTTGAATCTCGTCTTCTAACTCATCGCAAACTGTTAAACCAAACCTTGACGAAAGCATTGAAACTTTTTTGATGTTTTTACGCGGTGTACGCCAAACCTTTTTACTAGCATCCCACTTAATGCCGGGAACTATGGTGCGAACTGAATTAATGATTTGAGGATCGTAACTAAATTGAATAACAATGTCATCACCCTCAACGTTTACATTTTTAAAAGAACTAAGTAAGCTCTCTTGAATTTCTTCAGGTGCATTGCGTATTTCTTTTGGAAGATCAATGTTCCATTTGGCAGCGAGGGCACGAACCAGTGGCGCCGAAGACATGGGAAAGATGTTCGCTTTCTCTGCATCGCTCCATTTACGACCTTCAATTTGACGGCAATCTTCAACAAAAGCCTTGCTATAACGGGAATAAACGATGATGTAATTGCCGTCCACTACCGCGTAGTTTTTTTGTGCGTAGTATGTTTTCATAGGCCGAAGCCTACACAAGTACCTTCGCCTTGTCAAATCAGAAAGACTTGACATTGAACATTTGTTCCTGTAACATGTGGCTCCCGCCAAAATTGAAAATGAGAGGATTTGATGGCAAAAACAGTAAAACCAAACGAAAACACACTCGAGAGTGTGATTGACGAGATCAATAAGAACTTTGGGCCCGGTACCATTGTACGCTTAAATAGTGCCGAGGTTACGCCAATTGAGGTCATTTCTACGGGGATTTTGCCCTTAGACCTAGCTTTGGGGACTGGTGGCCTGCCCAGAGGACGCATTGTAGAGTTCTTTGGACCCCCTTCTTCGGGTAAGAGTACCCTAGCTATGCACGCCATCGCAGAGGCCCAAAAAAGGGGCTTACAGTGCGCCTACGTGGACGCTGAGCACGCCCTGGACCCTGGCTATGCGCGGGCTTTGGGAGTGAACCTTGACGAACTGCTTTTGACCCAACCTTCAACGGCTGAACAGGGTCTAGAAATAACCATTCGCCTAGCCGAAACAGGCAAAATTGCTGTAATTGTGGTGGACTCTGTGGCGGCACTAACCCCTAGGGCAGAACTAGAGGGTGAAATGGGTCAGGCAAACGTAGGTTTGCAGGCTCGTTTAATGGGTCAGGCACTACGAAAGCTAACCGGACCGGCATTTGACAGCAACACTTTGGTTATCTTTATCAACCAGCTCCGTGAATCCATTGGCAAGATGTTTGGTCCAACCGAATTTACCCCCGGCGGTCGTGCCCTTGGCTACTACTCATCTGTGCGACTAGACATTCGACGCATTCAAACCATCAAGAAGGGTGATGACGCAACTGCTAACCGCACCCGAGTAAAGGTGGTTAAGAACAAGCTTGCTACACCATACCGACAGGCGGAGTTTGATCTTGTGTATGGAATTGGCGTTCCAAAAGAAGGCGCACTGCTTGACTGTGCAATTGACTTTGGTGTTGTCAAGAAGTCCGGAGCGTGGCTCACCTATCAAGGCGAGCACATTGGTCAGGGACGTGACAAGGCTTGTGTAAACTTGAAAGAGAAGAAAGAGCTTTACGAATCTATTTACCAAGAGGTAATGAGTAAAGTGAATGACGTTGATTTTGAAATGGAGATTGCAGATGCCAGTGAAGAAGATTGATGCTCAAGAAAAAAACGAAAACTTGATATTGAAGGCTATAAAAAAATGGAACCGTAGTCACAAATACGGTCCAAGCTTTCGTGACCTTGTTGAGATGACAGAGTTATCACTTGGAACGGTTCACGGCGCTTGCCGTGATCTTAGAGACAAGAAAAAGATTCACTACATTGACGGCGTTGCCCGAACTATAAGGATTAAATAATGATGGATAACGTAAAGATTATTCCTGTATGGGATAAGAGTAACGACGAGTGGCTTGAGCTACGCAAGGGCGGTATTGGTGGTTCTGATGCCGGTACCATTTGCAATGTAAACAAGTACAACTCACCGTACGCTTTGTGGTCAGAAAAGACTGGCATTGTTGAGCGCACGTTTGAAGGTAATGAAGCCACCGAATGGGGCAACATTCTTGAGCGTCCTATTGCAGAGAAGTACGCAAAGGATTACAACGTTGCTGTTGTTGAATGGCCCGTTATCATTTGGTCAGAGCGACCTGGGCAAGAGTTCATGTTTGCCAACCTTGACTTTCTTATTGTTAAACCTTCCGAGCAGTTCCCTGCCGGTGTTGTTAGTCAATACAGGAATCTAGCTATCCCGCCTTGTGGCATTGAACGCATTCTTGAAGTCAAAACCGCCGGTATTGCTAGTCCAGGGAATCCTGGTGCATGGGCAAACAATCAAGTACCTCAAAGCTACATGCTTCAGGGGTATCACTACGGCGTTGTGACCAATGTAAAAGCAATTACCTTCTGTGCACTAATCGGCGGACAGGGAATTCAAGTGCGCAACATGACATGGGACGAGGAGATCGCAGAGAATCTTATTGCAGCCGAGTCAATGTTTTGGGATGCAGTAACAACACTTAACCCACCGCCTACGGATGGTAGCGAAGCAACCGAGTCTGCTCAGTCAAAGATGTACCCACGCCACTCAACCGGCAAGGTGTACGAAGGCGGAGCAGAACTTAAGGAACTATGGGCTGAATTTACCTTGGCCAAGGAAGCTTCGGAAGATGCTGAGCGTGAGCGCAAGAAACTTCGTGCGCAGATACTAGAACTTGTTGGGGATGCAGAATACGCAACCGTAGATGGACAGCCACTGTTCTCTTACAGAGCCAACAAGGATTCTGAGACGTTTGACTCTAAGAAGTTCCAAAGTCAAATGCCAGAGATTTATGCCCAATTTACTAGCCTTAGACCTGGATCTAGGGTTCTTCGAGAAATTAAGAATTAGTTCTTGACAACCAAGCAAACAACCTTTATAATCAATTATACAAACAAAGAAAAGGAACAAATATGAATAGCGAATCAATCAGCGAACTGGTTACAGCTCTCGTTGCGGCACAGGCAGAGTTCTCTGCGGTACCCAAGGGGTCTGTCAATCCGTTCTTTAAAAGTACGTATGCAGCGTTGCCAGATGTTGTAGCAACTGCTGGTCCGGTCCTTGCTAAGCACGGTCTTGCGGTCAGTCAGTTTGTCAGCGACAACGACACACTCACTACATATCTTCTACACACATCGGGACAGTACATGTCTCACACAATGAGTCTTCACTTGCTCAAGCAGGACCCACAATCAGC